AGAGGCGTTCTTATGATCAATAAGACGATTCCAACCCTCCCAGTAGCAGGTGCAGCGGCATTCCTTGGGGAGCTCCACGAAGGACTCCCTCGTCTGATTGGACATTCCTCCCTATTTCGCGAACGAGGACACGCTTTCCATGGATTGGGAAGCGAGTACTTGAACGTGCAATTTGGGTGGAAACCGTTTGTATCAGATGTTAAGGATTTTGCAAAGGCTTTCAAGAACGCGGGTAAGATACTTGCTCAGTATCGCCGCGATTCTGGGAAGACAGTGCATCGCCACTGGCAATTACCGCCCATGAGGGACGTTAAGGTTTATCCCGAATACCAATTCGGGTATGGCACTAACGCCCCCTCAGGTGTTATTAAGTTCCCTGCAGATAATTCCGTTTACGGAAATTTCTCTGCGCCGGAAATTAATAGCCTCATGGTCTACGGTAGGTCTGGGTCAGCTCATGCATCTTCTGTTCTTGAACAGAAGTACAAGTTCAGTGGAGCGTATTCTTACCTTCTATCTGAAGATGATTCATTCTTCGGTAGGATGGAAAGATACGTTCAAGAAGCTGACAAGCTTCTTGGAATCCGGTTAACACCGGAAGTCCTCTGGCAGCTGACACCATGGAGCTGGCTGGCTGACTGGGAAGTCAATATTGGAGTCAATATTTCCAATATGACCGCTCTTGGTCAGGACAGTCTTGCGCTGAGGTGGGGTTATTTAATGCGTGAAACGCATTTTAACCATTACACCTCTACGTCCGTATTCCCCTCTTACGGGGGATTCGAACGTTCTATTCACTCAACTTGGCGAATAACCAAGAAAGAGCGGATAAGAAGCACACCCTTCGGCTTTGGCCGGAATCCTGCTGAGTTTACCACAAAGCAGTGGGCCATCCTTGGTGCTCTGGGAATGACCAGGGCTCCGAGATCACTCTTTTAGGAGTGAAAACGGCTACGTCCTAAATGGGATGTGGTCTAAGCTATCCCTTGGTAAGGGATGACCTCTAGGAGTAGTGCCATGTCTTTTGCCGATCCCCAGTCCGTCACTATCAATGCGGTTGCTAACTCGCTTCCGCGAGTCAGCTCCGGTGTTAACGTCGGTTCCTTTTCGAAGGACGACGGCACCGTCAAGCTGAGTATCGCTCACCAGTATGGTAAGCGAACTCGGCGAACAATCCGCATCGATCACCAGAAGTACGCTGCTGACCCTTTGGTCAGCACTACGAACGTGCTGCGAAGCATGTCCGTGTACCTCGTGGTCGACACCCCGATTCAGGGGTACACGATCACCGAGCAGAAGCAGATCGTCGATGCCCTCACGGGTTATCTGACTGCTTCGTCTGGTGCGAAGGCCACCCAGCTT